TAAATCAAGATCTATTACAGAGTTCTAATGTTTATTTTAATAACATTAATGCGACAGGAAATGTCAACGTTGGTGGTCAAGTATTTGTAACCTCTGGTGTAACTGGCAACATCGATCTCACTGTATCTGGGAATACAAGTATTGGCAAAAATCTACTAGTTAGTGGAAATGCAAATACTGTAGGAAACATGAACATTGGAGGTACGTTATATGTAACTTCTGGTGCATCTGATGGCGGTAACTTAACTGTATCAGGCAACACAAACATTGGAAAGACTCTAGTAGTATCGGGCAACACAATTCTACAAGGTAATCTACTTGTCACAGGTTACACAACTACTGTTAATACAAGTTCTTTAATTATATCCGATGCGTTGTTTCACCTTAACGATATCTCAACTACATCTAACGTAGATTTAGGTTTCACTGGTAATTACAACGATGGCACATATCGGCATGCTGGATTGTTCAGAGATTCTGTAGATGGTATTTGGAAATTGTTTGACGGATACACGCCAGAAACTAATACTGCGGTAAAAATTCTCACTAACAATGCTAGTTATGTTGATGCAGGACTTAAAGTTGGTAATCTTACATCAAACGGTAACACAAGTATAACAAAATCATTGACAGTAACAAGTAACGTTACTGCTGGAAACGTGAACACACTTGGCGTCGCTAACGTTGGAATCTCGATCATCACCGGACTAACGGCAAGTAAACCTGTATTCACAGATGCAAATAAAGCATTAACTTCATCTGGTACTATGCCAACAAATCAAGGTGGCACTGGACTAACATCGTTTACATCATCCGGACTTGTTTATGCATCATCATCATCTGCATTAACTACAGGATCTGCCTTACAATTTGATGGTACTAATTTAACAGTTACTGGTAACGTTACTGCTGGAAACGTGAACACATTAGGTGTAGCTAACGTTGGCAACTCTATCGTCACTGCGTTAACTGCAAGTAAACCTGTATTCACAGATGCAAATAAAGCGTTGACTTCTTCTGGTACTATGCCAACAAATCAAGGGGGCACAGGATTAACATCATTCACTTCTGGTGGACTTGTTTATGCATCTTCGACTTCAGCATTAGCAACTGGTTCAACTCTAAAGTTTGATGGTACTAATTTTGGGGTTGGATTAACTCCAGTCACTAATAATGGTGTCCTACAGTTAGGTAGTTATGCTGCAATCAAATCTCTAGTTGAGACTGCAACTATTACTGGTGCTGCTCCATCATCCACAGCAAACTTTGATTGGATGACACAAGCAGTTCAATATTATACGAGTGATGCAACAACTAACTTCACATTGAATATTCGCGGTAACGGTTCAACATCTCTGAATACAGTAATGCAAACTGGTCAATCCACAAATATCGTGTTGATGATAACAAACGGCGTCGGGTCATATTATCCTGACGTATTTCAGATTGATGGAACAACTTCTGGTGTTACTACAAAGTTTTTCAACGGATCAACAATAGTCTCTGGCAATACAAACAGTATAGATATCTACAATATTACAGTGATTAAAACTGCGTCATCTACTTATACTGTTTTAGTTCAACAGAATAAGTTTGCTTAATAAATAATAAGGAGTTGGTATGGAAAATATTAAAGACATGGTAAATCACGCATTTGATGACAATCCAGTTGCAATGCGTGATGCAATGTACAATGAAATCAATGACAAGATTTTTGCAGCAATTCAACAACGTAAGATTGAAATTGCTGCATCCTTATTAGAACCTAAAGAATCGGAATAAACAAATGGCAAATAGATATTCATATCAAGTTCTGAAAGATGATACTCAACATGCGATCATCAAGTTAACTGGCGAATTCGATGGTACTGGCCAAGAAAGTAACATCTCTAGAATCGCAGCGAACTCATTATATGGTGCAATTGCAACTAATGGATATCTAGTTGCAAATAATCAGGGTGGTGCTGCAAACACTCCTTTACCATACTATGGATTGACTGTTCATCGTTTATGGTATGATACGGACACTGCGACTGGTGATATTCAACTGTACTGGGCAAACACTGCGACGACGGCAGCGAACGGTGTCCCTATCATGTTCTTCCAAGGTAATGGAGAGTATGATGGCAATGGTAACTGGATCACAATCAAGAATCCAACTGTTGGCGCTAATATGAACGGCGACATTGCACTGGTTACTCGTGGTCAAGTTGCTAATGCTAGTTACACTGTTGTTATGGAACTTCGCAAAGACAATGCACACTATCAACGCGGTCAGTTCAATGATCCTGCTGCATTCAACTACGCACCGTTTAATATGCGTCCATAATGTCGATTGCCTCAAGTATAATCAATGACGATTATAGTGGTGCAAAAGCACTACTTGAGGCAAGAATAGAAGAGATATTCTACGAGAAGTTAGAGGAGATAAGAGAAAGATTAGTTGATGAAATTTATGGAGACTACGAAGAATCATTAGATGAGTCGGCACTTCATAATATTCAAAAGATTGGTAGAGCAAAACTAATTAAACTTCGTGTTCGTGGTGGTAAAGTACAGAGGAGAAAGAAGTTCTCTGATGTTAAAGGTTACACACTTCGAGGCGGACAGATAGTTAGAATGTCTACAACTGAACGTAGAAATAGAAAGATGGGAGCAAGAAAGGCAAAGATTAAACGTCGGACGAAGATTAATCAAATTCTTAGAAAAAGAAAAATATCACTAAGAAAAAGAAGGAATATAGGGTTATGAAACTAATTAAAGAACTCGTTGAATCAGTCTCTTATATTGTTGAAGAGACAGATGGAAAGAAGACTATGTTCATCGAGGGACCATTTCTCGTTTATGATCAAAAGAATCGCAACGGTAGACTTTACGAAAAGCATGTCTTGGGTAAAGAAGTCAATCGTTATATGGAAGATTATGTAAATAAGAATAGAGCATTCGGTGAACTAGGTCATCCAGAAACACCTACGATTAATCTCGAACGTGTTTCACATCTGATTACACATCTACACGATAACGGGCAACATTGGGTGGGTCGTGCCAAGATCCTCGAAACACCAATGGGCAACATTGCAAAAAATCTGATTGACGGTGGCGCACAACTCGGTGTCTCTTCACGAGGCATGGGTTCTTTAGTTAGTAAGAACGGTGTCAATGTCGTTCAACCAGACTTTCATCTTGCCACAGCGGCAGATATTGTAGCAGATCCTTCAGCTCCTGGTGCATTCGTACAAGGAATTATGGAAGGTAAAGAATGGATGTTAGTAAATAATGTTTGGACTGAAGTACATCTTGAAGAAGCAAAACAAGAAATTGTTAAAGCTTCTAGAAAAGATATTGAAAAAGTCAGTTTACGCATTTTTGAAAATTTTCTCAGAAAACTTTAATCTTATAAATAACAATATACAAAACCAAGGAGATTTTCAAAATGGTTAAAAAATTCAATTTGTCTGAAGCCGCTGCTGAGATTCTTGCTGCTTCTGTGAATGGCAAAAGAGCACAGCGAGATAGCGGACCAAGCAAACTATCTGGCGACGTGGCATATGGTACAAAAGAAGTTGGCGATATTGGCACCCGTGTCACTAAGACTAACGATATGGGCCCAAGCGCATACAAAGGTGCACCAACAGCAACACCTCCTGGTGCTACGCCTCCAGTTGGTTCTGAGCCAATGAAGCGTTTATCTGGCGATTTAAATCAACAAGCAAAAGGTCGTTCTGATCTAGTTGCTGGTGAAGAGTCTGATCAGAAAGATATCGATGATGAAGATTACAAAAAGCGTGCAGCTCGCATGCCATCTTCTTTAGCGCAACAGAAATTCGCTAAGAATGCTGGCGCTACTTTCCAGTCTTACGGCGAAGAAGTCGAAGAAGATGAGGATGATGAAAACGAAATCATCGCTGAAGCTGAAAAAGAAAAAGAAAGCGGCGAAGGTCATGAGGATGCTGCTCAAGACAAGAAGATGATGAAGGCGATGATGAAGAAGAAAGACATGAAGGAAGACATCGACGCACTTCTACAAGGCGAAGATCTTTCTGAAGAGTTTGTCTCGAAAGCAACCACAATCTTCGAAGCAGCAGTTAACTCTAGAGTTACTGAAATCGCAGAAGAACTTCAAAGTGAATTACAAGAACAATTCTCTGACGCAATCGATCATCTCAAAGAAGAGTTCACGACAAAGATTGATGACTACCTCAACTATATGGTTGAAGAGTGGATGAAAGAAAATGAACTTGCAATCGAATCAGGTCTACGTACAGAAATCGTTGAAGACTTCATCGGTGGAATGCGTAATCTATTCGCTGAACATTACATCGATATTCCAGAAGAGAAAGTTGATGTTGTTAGTGAGTTAGCTGCTAAAGTTGAAGAACTTGAGGAGAAACTCAATGAAGAAATGCATCGTTCTATTCAGTTCAAGAAAGAAATTAATGAACACAAGAAATTAGAGGCAGTACAAACAGTTTGTGAAGGCCTCACGCAGACTCAGGTAGAAAAACTTAAATCGCTCGCAGAGACCGTGGAGTTCACTACTGAGGAAGAGTTCGCTGATAAACTTGAGACACTTAAAGAAGCATACGCAGGTACTTCTGGTGTTAAGTTTGGCGAAAAGTCTGCTTTAGAAGAAGGTATCGATGTTGAGGAAGTGAAAACAGAACGTGTTTCACATGACCCACTAATCGATGCTGTCGCTAGGTCAATCTCTAAATCTGTAATTAAATAAATATATACAGACTCAAAAATAGGAGCAAACAATGTTTTTATCCGAAGAACTCAAACAAAAATGGAGCCCAATTCTAGAACATCCAGATCTAGAAGCAATTAAGGATCCATACAAGAAGGCAGTTACTGCAATGGTTCTTGAGAACCAGTCGCAAGCAATGGCTTCTGATCGTCACAACATGGGCATGCTAAACGAGACAATCTCGTCGCCAGGTCCAGTCAACGCAACAGGCGCTGGTGTTTCGAACTTCGATCCAATCTTAATCAGCTTGGTTCGCCGTGCGCTACCTAACCTAATTGCTTATGACGTTGCTGGCGTTCAGCCAATGACAGGTCCTACTGGTCTTATCTTCGCAATGCGTGCTCGTTATGCAGGTCAAGCTGGTACCGAAGCATTCTTCAACGAGGCTAATACTCAGTTCTCTGGTATCGGTTCGGACACAAACCGTTTCGGTTTTGCAAACAACCTAGTCTCTGACACAAGCACCAACCCAGTTGCTTCGTTGACTGCTAACGCATTCACATCTGGTATCGGTATGTCTACCGCTACTGGTGAGTATCTTGGTTCGGACAACGGTACTGCAAATACCACATTTGCACAGATGGCATTCTCGATTGAGAAAGTTACTGTTACCGCACAGACTCGTGCTCTAAAGGCTGAGTACTCGTTAGAACTCGCACAAGACTTGAAAGCAATTCATGGTCTTGACGCAGAGACAGAACTATCGAATATTCTTTCGACAGAGATCCTTTCTGAGATCAATCGTGAAGTTATCCGTACGATCTACACAGTTGCTAAGCCAGGCGCACAGTTCGGCACAACATCTGCTGGTACATTTGACCTAGACACAGACTCGAACGGTCGTTGGTCGGTTGAGCGCTTCAAAGGCTTGATCTTCCAAATCGAACGTGATGCAAACGTTATTGCTAAAGAGACTCGTCGCGGCAAAGGTAACGTCATGATCGTTTCGTCTGACGTTGCTTCTGCAATGGCTATGGCTGGTGTTCTTCAGTACACCCCAGCACTTTCGGCAGATCTACAGGTTGATGACACTGGCAACACGTTTGCTGGCTTGTTACATGGTCGCATCAAAGTGTACATCGATCCATACTTCGGTGGTTACACAAGCAACCAAGAACTCGTCACAATCGGTTACAAAGGTTCGTCGCCTTACGATGCTGGCTTGTTCTATTGCCCATACGTTCCTCTACAAATGGTTCGTGCAGTTGACCAGTTCACATTCCAACCAAAGATTGGATT